CAGGCCGATGCGTTCCTCGCGGGTGAGGCGCCCCCCGCCGTACATGTCGTCGGCCATCTCGGTGAACCTGGTGTGGAGGCGGGCCTCCAGCCACGCGCCGACGTTGCGTGCCTCGGCGAGGGTTGTCGGCCGCGCCCGGGCGGACTCCAGGAGGCTGACGATCGCTCCGCCGCGGCCGGCGGCGGTGACGAAGTCGACGGACTCCACGGCCACGATCCGGTTGATGATCAGGCCCTTGCGGCCTTCGGCCTCCCCGTACTCCCCGGATCCGGCTGCGCGGATCGACACCCCGATGTGCGGGGCCTGCTCGGCCAGCGCGGCCCGGAACGGCTCGAACACGCGGGCCTCGGCGAACAGGGCCTTGGCGTCGGGGTCCCAGGTGGCGTTCGTGACGAGCACGGCGGCGAGGTCCCGTAGGGAGCGTTCCGGGCGGCCGCCGAGTACCTCCTCGTCGAGGGGGTGGTCGAGGAACATGCGGGTCCCGGCGGCGAACACCCGGTCTGTCGCGGCCTGTTCCAGGACCGGCGCCGGGTAGTAGCCGCTGGATCCCCAGCCGGGGGTGATGAGCCGGATCCGTTGCCGCCGCCCGGACGGTGCCGTGGTGCCGCGGGGTGCTTCGACGAGGGCACCGGCCTCGGTCAGCGGGGTGTTGGTCACAGTCGTGCTCCCGTCAGGTGAGTGCGGACACGGGCGCCGGGGTGTAGGAGTCACGCCACCCGGGGTTCGCTTGGCGTCGGGCGAGGTCCGGCCACGCGACCTGGCCGGAGTCCAGGGCCGCCATCCGACCGGGGCCCATGATCTGCATCTGGGCGGCGCGGGGCAGGGCCGTGAACCGGGTGCGGGCGTCGGGGATCAGGTCCGGGGGCTCGTCGACGTCGAACCCGAGGTCCCGCCAAGATCGAACTTTGGGTGCCCTGCTGCATCTGCCGTTCGGGTGGTCCAGCGGCCCGAGCTCGTCGACTGGGTGCAGGCTGCCGTGCATCGCCCAGCACGCCGGGCAGGTGCGGGCCCCGAGCTCGGCGAGCCACACCCACCCGACGAGGACCTCGGCGTTGGCGATCTGCCCTGCGGCGGCGGCGTTGCGGTAGGCGTCGAGGATCTCGGTGCGGGCGATGGTCAAGGCCCTGGTCAGCCCGCCGTCGAAAGCGCCCGCGACGCGTTCGACCATCTGCCGGGCCGCGACCCGCGGGTTGTCCCCGAGGGCGACGCCGCGGACGAGTTCCCGGCGCATCGCCTCGGTGGCCTGCGCGGACAGCGGCCTCGTCAGCGACGTGATCCTCGTGGTGGTGCGGGCCACGATCTCGGCCAGCGCGGAGGCGGAGACCCGCTGGAACCTGGCGGTCAACGTCGCCAGGTCCCCGGCCTGCTCGGGGAACTGGGAGGCGATGACCCCGGCCTGCCCGGATGCGGTGGCCTGCGCGGACTGCGCCGCGGCAGCGGAGGCCTCGGCGCGGGCGAGGTCCGCGAGCCGCTCCAGTGACTCGGAGGCGATGGCCAGGGCCCGGGTCGCGCGGGCGGAGCGGGCGATCTGCCCTGAGGTGGGCCACTGCCCGGAGCCGGTGACCACGAGGTCGTCGACGGCCGCGACCAGCTCGGCGGTGATCTCCTCGTGTGCCCTGGCCCACGCTGCGATCAGCCTGCGGGTGACGCCGTCGGCGAGGCTGTCGGTGCGGGACCGGATCTCGGCCAGGAGCCGCAGGGTGTCAGCCCTGATCGCCACCAGCTGGCCCGTCGTCGTCCTCGGGGTTCACCGGGGGGGCCTCGATCTGGCGGGGGCCGCCGTTCATGACGGCCGCCGGGTCCTCGCCGCGGCGGAACGCGTCCAGCGCGGCCTGCGCCGCGGCGGAGTCCGGTCCGTCGGGTCCGATCCACCTGCCCTGCTCGTCGACGAGCCTGGCGAGGATCCCGTCGACGTCCTTCACGCCGAGGGCCTCCAGCAGCAGCCGGGCGGTGACCTCCGGAGGGATGCGCCTGGTGGCGTCCGCTTCGACGATGGCCTTCACGATCACGGCGACGTCGACGTCGTCGAGGTCCGGCCAGGCGATGTCCACCGTGGCCGGGGCGTCGCCGTCGAGGGTGACGGTCTGCCGGCCCGTCTCGTCGACGGTGATCGTCCCGGTGAGGGGGCCGTCGGGGGCGCGGACGGCCTCGGCGATGACGTGGGAGAGGACCTGGTGCAGGACCCCGGCCCACACGCCGCGGCGCTGCTGCATGGCCCGCTCGGTGGGGGTGTCGAGGGTCTCGGCGGTGGCGCGGGCCCCGGTGGTGCCGGGGTCGCCGAGCAGCATTGTCACCGGCACGTCGAGGGCGGTGGCGACCATCGCTGCCAGGGGCCGCCCGGACTCGCTGTCGATGGTCGCCCCGGACTTCGGGATGGCCTCCAGGGCCATCTCGGGGGTGAGCAGCGCGGTGGCACCGACCCGGCGGGCCTCACCCGTGGTGGGGTCGGTGGCGGGGGCGGTCGCGAGCCGCGTCTTCGCCTGGGCCTGCTTGCTGCCCCTGGTCGTGAGCCTCCACGCGAACCGGGACAGGGACTTGACGAGGCGGGCCCAGTCGGTGAGGAACTCTCGGTAGGCGTTGGCCCAGTCGATCGCGGCGTAGGCGTCGCCGACGCCGAACTTCCAGTGCAGCAGGCCGTTGACCTTGACGTGCAGTGTCGGCGCGTCCCACATGATCTGGCCCTGCTGGCCGGTGCCGACATCCCGGATCCGCGGTGGCCGCTGCCTCGGCCGGTACCCCAGGGCCGGGTAGTAGGCGATCCGGCGTTCGGTGATGATCCCACCGGAGATCGGGTCGCGGCGGTTGACCCACCAGTCCCGCTGGTAGAACCACGGCTCACTGGCGTCCTCCGGGTTCGTGATCACATCGGTGATCTCGTCCCAGGGGATGACCCGCACCTGCACCCGCCCCGACCGCGGACTCGTGAACAGGGCGAAGAACAGGTTGCCGTCAGACCCGAGCGCCCGCTCCAACTCCTCCCGGGCGATCGCGGAGCTGAACGTCCGCTGGTTCGACTCGTCGTCGAGGAACCCGGAGATCACGTCCTGGACGTCGTCGTCGCGGGCGGTGATGGACACGCCCTGGCCCCACACGTAGGCCTGCCGCAACGCCAGCCCGCGCTTGATCAGCGGGTTCTTGACGGCCATCACCCGCGTCACCGCGGTGATCTGCCGCAGCCCGTCCCTCGTGAACTCCTGGTCCGCGCGGGCCGTGAGCAGCTGCCACCCGGGCTCGTACATGCGGGACTCAAGGTCCGCGAGGGACTCGGCGAGGTACTCGGCCTGGGCGCGCTCGGCGCGCAGCTCCTCGGCGAGCTGGGTGCGGCCGGTGGCCCGGTACCAGGTCTCACGCAGCCGGTCGGTGGCCTCGCGGAGGGATAGGACTGCCATCGCCGACCGCCACCTCTCGTCACACGGGACTGATCTCGTAGTCGTCCAGGTCGTCGTCGAAGTCCGAGTCCTCGACGATCCCGCCGTCGATCATCGGCATGAGGATGAGCTGGTTCACGCCCTGCGACAGGGCATCGACCTGGTCGTCGAACGTCGAGTTCGGGAACGCCCTGCACTCCTCGGTGAGGCCCGCGATCCACGGGGCGAGCTCGACCGCCGGGAGGAACACGTTCTGCGAGGTGACCAGCGGCGAGACCGCGGAGGCCCGCGCGTACTTCGACCCGACCGGCTGCACGGCGATGAGCCCAGGGACGGTGCGGGCGAGCGCGTTGATGACAGCCGGGCCGTTGGCCTTGTCCTCCACGTACTTCGCGATCGCCTGCGGCCACCTGGCCGACAGGGTGCGCATCGCCTGGCAGGTGCCGGTGAACGACAGCCGGTCGCGGACCTGGTCGAGGAGGTAGGCGTCGATGCCGCGGCGCATCCACACCTGTCCGACGACGTAGTCGCTGCCCTTGGTGTCCTTGAAGGCCATGTCCCAGGACTGGGCGAGTTCGACGTCGTCCCGATGCCCATCGGGGATGACCTTCGAGCCGTCGGGGCGTTCGACCCACAGCGGCTGGTCGTAGCGGGCCCAGTCCTCGTCGGCGGGGAACAGACCGCCGATATCGGGGGAGGGCCTGCCCTGGTACAGGGCGGTCCAGGTGCGGCCGAGGGACCGGGTCTTGATGGCCTCCCACTGCCGCTGGGTGCGGCCCCGGGCCGACAGCATGAACTCCCCAGGTTCTCGGCCGAGGGGGTCGGTCTCGCCGTTCTCCGGCCGGTGCTCGGCCTGCGCGGGGATGTTGAGGACCCGCCACAGGTGCCCGTCCTCGGCGGCCAGGAGCCGCCCGGCGAGGTCGTCGTGGTGCCACCGGGTGAGGATCAGGATCACGGGGGCGCCGGGGGCGAGCCGCGTCGAGGCGGTCTCAAGCCACCAGTCCCAGCAGCGTTCCCGGTAGACCTCGCTGTCGGCTTCCTCGCGGCCCTTCAATGGGTCGTCGATGATCAGCAGTTCGGCGGGGCGGCCGGTCAGCGCGCCGCCGATGCCCGTGGCGAAGACCCCGCCCTCGTAGCCGAGGAGTTCCCACTCGTTCTGCGCCGCGAGGTCCGGGCGGATCTGCAGGCCGAAGTCGATGCCGTGGACGAGGACGTCGTCGCGGATCGCGCGGCCCCAGCGGCGGGCGACGTTGTGCTCGTAGGAGGCGATGACGACCCGCGTGTCCGGGTGGCCGATGAGGACCCACAGCGGGAACCGGCGGGACACCCGCTGGGACTTGCCTTCCTGCGGGGGCATCGAGATGATCAGCCGCGCGTCCGGGGTGTTGGCGGCGCGGACGAGCTCGGCGTCGATGAGGTCCAGGGCGGGGGTCTGGACGGTGCGGGGGGCCAGGTGTTGGGCGAGGGCACCGGGGGTGGGGAATCGGGTGCGGTGCTGGCCCTGGAACCGGAGGAGGGCGTAGCCGAACGCTGCGCGTAGATCGCGGGGGACCTCCATGGCACGGTCCTCCGGGCGGTTCTCAACCACCCTGATCACATGGTCTGGACCCATCCCAGCCCGTGTCAACCGCCGGGCCGCGGGCCGCGCGTGTCCGTCCCGATCTGGCCCGATGTGTCCTCGCTGCTCGCTCGGCGGTCAGGACGTCGATCTCCCGGTACAGGGGGGACCGGCCGCGCCACGCGAACGGGGTGAGGAGCCCGGCGCGTCGCCAGTCCCAGATCGCCTGCGGGGTACGGCGGACCGACGCGGCCGCTTCGCTGGTGGTGAGCAGCCGCCGGCGCGGGTCCCAGGTCATGACCCGTTGCCTTGGTGCTCGGCGGCGATGAGCCGGGTCAGCCAGTGGTACTCGGCCTCGGGCCACGTGTTGCGGCAGGCCCTGCACACGACGTGGTCGGAGCCGTTCTCCCGGACCAGGGCCTGCAGGTTGCACGCCGGGCAGGGGGCGTCGAGCCGGTGCACGAGCTCGTCGAACCCGGTGGCGGCGGTGATCCGGTGGTGCCAGGTGAGGGCGGCGCGGCCGTCCTCGACGGCCCACGGGGTGCACAGCCACGCCGTGGCCTGCCCGGTGAGGTAGGTGACGGCGTCGTCGAGCAGCCGGCGCCTCGCCGGTCGGGCGGAGTGGTTGAGGTGGGCACGGAGCCGGTCCTCGGCCTCGACGGCCCAACGGGTGACGGCGTCGATCTCGTCCCACGCGGGGGACAGCGACGGGGATCCGGTGACCGTGGTCCTGCGGGTGGGGTCGGTGACGGTGCTCGGCGCGGCGATCTGCCCCGGTGCCAGCCGGGCGCAGGCCTCGGGTAGCTCGGTGACCGCGGAGACGATCCGGGCCTGGCAGGGCCTGCACCACACCGGGGCACCGGCGACAGCGGCCCGGTGCCCGTGACGGGTCGGGCCGGGGCAGGGGACGGCGGCCCGGCAGCGGTGCCACTCGCAGCGCCACTCGCAGGTGCATGACCCTTCCGCGGTCGCGCACCACTGGCACCGCTCGATCATGCGACGTCCCCCTGACCAGGCACCCGGCCCTTATTCAGGTCGGTGAGCATCCGGACCACGGCCCCGGTCGCGTGCACGTCGTCGGCCATCCCCAGCTCGCCGAGGAGCCACTTCAGGCTGTCGGCGAACAGCTCTCCCTGACGCTCCGCGAGGCGGACCTGCCGCTCGGCGACCCCCGCAGCGAGGGCGATCTTGCAGAACGTCGCACACCGGTCCATGGCCTCGCCGTGCTGCCGCCACCACACGTTCAGCTCGGCCTTCTCAACCTCGGTGATCTCCGGGCCGTCGGTGGTGGTCTTCACGCGGCGTTCGGCGATGCCCCACGCAATCGCGTCAGGTTGGAGGCGGAGGATCTGCTCGCGCCAGATCCACTCGGCAATCCCGGCGGACACCCGGACCAGGTGGAGGATCTGCCCGGTCGGGTCGACATCAAGGGGGATGGCGTGCCGGGCGGCCAGCGCCCGCGCGGCGTCCTCTCGGGCGCGTTGCTCGGCGGCCGCGCGGACCTGGGGGGCGAGACCGCCGTGGGCCCGGCAGACGGTCGCGCCGCGCTTCGGCCAGGCCATGCACGGCTTTGTCGGGTCCTTGGACAGGTGGGCGGCGCACCGGGGATGCGGTTGCCCCGCCGAGCACAGGGGACACCCTGGGGGGGATGGTTTCCTGCGCCGCGCTGTCACGCTCGGATGATCAGTCAGGGTTCCGACACCCTGGTCAGGCTGCCCTCACGGACGTTCCCCCGGGCTGTCGCATCCGGTGTGCAGCCGGTACGGGCTTCCGGCGAAGCAGTCGACGGCCTCGGGCTTCGCCATGGCCACGGTCCACGCCCCGCGGTCCCCGACGACGGTGACGTGCGCGACCCCAGGCTTGGTGGACGTCCACGGGTCGACGGGAGGGTCGTCGTGCCAGGTGACGACGTCGGGGCCGCGGTGAACGGCAGTGACGGTTCCGATGACCGGATTCGGATCGACCCAGGTGAGCATCGAGGAGACGATGAGGCCAGCGATGGCGAGGATGCCGCAGGCGGTGACGAGCAGGCGGTCGACGAGATCGGCGTCGTCGCGCGGGGGTCGCGGGGCGCGCTGGTGCTCGCGGATCGCGGCCCACGCGCGGGCACGGTCGACGAGGGTGGTCACGCTGCGATCACCTCGCACGGGATGTAGAGGCCCTCGTCGTCGAGGCGCCACCAGTCGCCCCACAGGTGCCCGGGGTGGATCAGCGCCGGGGCGTCGAGCGGGTCCGTGCCGGTGGGCAGGTGCCAGCCGTTCGCGCGGGCCGTGTCCGGGGCGGCGTGGCATTTCCGGTGGCATATTCCGCACAGCCACAGACCGTTCGACGGCGCCCACAACCCACCGCGGGAGCGGGCGATGCGGTGGGACCACTCGCTGCCGGGGGCCGGGCACAGCTCGCACCGGCCCCCGGAACGGTCCCGGACGATGGCCCGGGCACGGGCCTCGGTCACCCCGTCACCCCGGTGGTCGCCGAAGCCGGGACGACGCCCGGAGCGGCCGCAGGGGACACCACGCACTCGGTGGATGACGGGTAGGTGCCGGCATGCCGCCACGCCCCGTTCTGGACGGCGACCGAGGTGACGGCCGTGCGGGCGGGGGAGGCCCACTGCCGGGCCTCGTGCTGGACCTTGTGCAGCACGCCTGTGTAGGTGGCGCCGCCTTCGGTCCAGGAGATGACGCGGCCGAGGTGGGCGACGGTGAGGTCCCCGAGGGTCACGGCGCTCACCTCGGTCCCGTGTAGGGCCGCTGCGGCCAGTGCCCGTCCACGTCGTCGACGGGCTTCCCGACCCTGCGCAGGTAGGCGCGGAAGGACTCCTGCCGGTCCGCATGCCACCGGGCCTGGTCGACCTGCAGGTCCTGCAGAGACCTGCGGCCCAGGGCCGGGTACTTCCGTAGCAGCGCCCACAGGACCCGGGCCGCTGCTACGGCGTCAGCGGTGGCGTCGTGCGCGCCGTCGAGCCGGACGCCGTAGTGCTCGCAGCACGCCGTGAGGGTGCGGGACCCCTTCCGGTAGGTGTCCAGCTCACGGTCGAGCACGAACGGATCAAGGACCGCCCCAGCGATGGGGAACCCGCCAGGGTCGATGCCCTGGGCGCGGATCTCCCGGTCCGTCACGGTGAAGTCGTACGTGGCGTTGTACGCGACCACCGGCATGCCCTGAGCCCAGGACCAGCGCAAGGCCTCGGCGATCTGCGGCAGCGCCACCCCGGGGGAGGCGCCGTGTTCGCGGGCGTGCTCGGTGGTGATGCCGTGCACCTTCGTGGCCTCGGCGGGGATCTCGACGCCGGGGTCGATGAGCCACTGCCGGACGTCAGTGTCCTGCCCGCCGTTGACCCATCCGACAGTCGCGGTGACGATCCGGGCGGTCTCCGGGTCCCGACCGGTGGTCTCGGTGTCGAACACGCACCACCGGGATGCCTGCCACGCGACTCTGGTCGCGGCCTGCGTCACCGGCCCTCACCCCCCGAGGCGACGACCAGCCACGGCCAGGGCCAGGCGACCTCCAGCGGCCCACCGGTCGTGGGGATCGTGAACGACCCGGACGCCGGGACGGCGGACTCCTCGTCGTCCGTCGATCGGGTGCCGGACCAGACGAGCACGAACTGGTCATCCCCGTCGGCCCCCGGGGCGGCGGCCTGCCACACCGACACCTCGTCGTCGGTGACGCTGACCAGAACCCGCTCGTAGACCCGCCCATCCGGCAGAGCGACGTCCGCAGGGGACAGGTGGAAGTGCATCTGGACGGCGACTCTCGCGTCGCTCACCGGGCACCGGCCGTCTGCTCGCTGGACTCCTCCCGGACCTCGCGGTCAGCGGACGGGATGTCGATGCCGGGGATGAACTCGACGTCCAGGTCAGCGCCGAGCCTGCGCTCCCACCCGATCCGGTGAGCCTCCATCTCCGACTTGGCCTCGTCAGCGAGGGCGACGGGGGCGATCGCGCCGAGGAAGGAGTCCCCGCAGGACACCAGGATCGTGTGGCTCCTGGGGCTGACCCCAGCGTGCTCCAGTGCCAGGGGCCGGCCGTAGGCCACCGCTGCCTCTGCGAACAGGGCCAGGTACTTCCCGCCGAGCATCGTCCGTCGCCGGGGTTCCACCCACCGGTTGCGCACCGACAGCAGCAGGTTCCGGTAGGTCTCGCGGAGGTCCGGCGTGTCGTCGGTTTCGTGCGAGAGGTGCCAGCGGGCTTGCTTGCCGACCAGGAGCCCGGACACGTCGGTGATGACCAGGTACTCCTGGTGGATGTCCAGCTGGAGGACGTCGGTGATGCCGTCCTCGCCTCCGCTGTCGTTCGACGGGAACATCGACAGGATCTCGGTCGCGGTTCCCTTCGACGTGGAGAACCGCATGGTCTCGTCGACGCCGAGGTGGTCATCGAGGACGCTGGACGCGGCGATCCCGGAGGTGAACCCACTGGTGGCGACGTTGTAGATCATCTTTCGCTGGGGATCGACAACCCAGTGCATGCGCAGCCAGTACTCGGCGGCGTTCTTGTCCTTCGCGCAGTGCGCGACGGTGGCCTTGAGGGCCTGACGCAGCTCGTAGGTCCCGACTGTGACGGACGCGATCCGTGGACCGGAGGGGGGCAGGGGAGTGGACACCGCGGGTGGCCTCCTCAAGTGCGAGGGCGGGTGGTTTCCCGTCCACGCTCACCCCGGCCTCCGAGACCTTCGGTCATCCTCATCCGTCGAGGAGATACCGCTCGAACACTCGGGCAGCGTCCACGACCTTCTCTGGATCCAGGCTGCGCCAGTGGAAATCACGACAGTCGAATGGGCCTTGCGAGTAAGCAGCAGCGCACCACAGTGCATGCCTTCGGGCGGCGTCACGAGAGGTCGGCGATACGCCCTGGGGGAAGCCTGCCGATGGCGGGTCGGGGAACTCCATGTCTCTGATCACCGGGTGATGGTCCGGCTGGTGTCCGAGACTCATGGGTGCACACCCGGAAGCGAGACTCATGGGTGCGTGAGCTGCGCGACGGCCTCGACGGGCCAGGACAGGGGAGCGCCAGCGGTGACGGCAGCGAGCCACACCACCGCAGCCGGGAGGACGGTCCACCGGGCCAGCGCCTCGGTGGGGCCACCGGTGTCGAGGCCGACGCCGATGTGCCACCACCACGGGGCGAGGGGGATCCCGCGGTTGCGGCCGAACAGGAGGTCGCCGATCAGGTGGGAGGTCCAGCCGACGAGCAGTGCCGCGGGGACCCACCCGATCACCCCGGTCGGGACGTGGTCGAGGGCGACCCACGCGAGGGCGGGCAGGCCCCACCAGTGGGTGATGCCGCGATGCTGCATCGGCCCGCCGGCACCGAGGACCTCGTCGGGTAGGGCGGTGTCGACGCGCCGCCACCCGCGGTACTGGTCGATGTCGGGGGACGACGGGCCCGAGCTCGTGATGGTCGCGAGGGCAGCGAACGCTGCGGCCTGCGCGGGGGGCATGCCGGTCGTGACCGCGTAGGCGGTACCGCAGAGGGCACCGAACATGCGGTGCGTCGAGCCCATCATCGAGCCCTCCGGGGGACAGGGCGATATCGGGTCACATCACCACTACCTGACATAAGGTATATTACCGGCGTTACCGGTGATCATGATTCAGGGTCGTCGGGGGAGTCCTCGGACACCGACCACACCGGCCCGTCCTTCGCCACCTGGTCTCGACGAGCGAGCCGCGCCAGCGCGTTCGACACGGTCCGGCGCGAGATCCCCGGGCACGCGTCCTCCAGTTCGCCGAGCCGCAGCCCGTCGGGGGCCGCGCGCAGGGCGGCGAGCACCTCGGCGTCCGAGGCGGCCATGTCCAGCGCCTCGCCGGCGTTCACGCCGTCCAGGTCACTGGAGGTCTCCGGCGGCGCGGTGGCGTCGTGCCGGGACAGGTACGCCGCGCCGCCGGCCATCGC